GAACCCTTTGAGAAGATTGCCGAGATGAATGGAGAGGACGCGTGTCGTACGTTCAACCTCCTTCGTCCACTCGCTGACCTTCTCAATGCAGACACCAAGCTGAGTCGCATCTACCAATGGCTTCTCATGCCTGCTGTCAACGAGTTGATCGAGGTATCCTTGGCCGGAGTACCCGTCAACAAGGAGAGGCTCGCCGTCCTCACTGAGTCATTCTCTCTTCAGGTGCTCGACCTGTTGGACGAACTGAGGTCGGCAACCCCTCCACCCCTAGAGTCTTACGGCGAAGAGTGGAAGGGACGCAAGCGCAAGAGCGACCCCAAGCCACCGTTCAACCCCGCCTCGCCGGACCAGGTACGTCACATCCTCTTCGACGTGTGGGACCTGCCACCCCTGGAGTACACCAAAGACAAGGACGGGTTCGACACCGACCGCCCATCCACAAACGCTGACGTGCTGCTCCAGTTGGAGACCAGCTACGCCGAGAGCGGTGCGCAAGAGGACTGGCTCTCTTCGCTGCGCTCGTTCCGCAAGGCCAAGAAGGTGCTCGACTCGTACCTCCTGTCTTGGCCCGACCTTTTCGGTGACGACGGGAAGCTACACTCACGCTACAAGCCCCTCCACGTCGTCACCGGACGCCTCTCCAGTGAGTCACCCAACATGCAGAACGTACCCCGCACCAAGGACTTCCGCTCGCTGTTCGGCGGCGACGCTGACCGCACCTGGGTCAAGGCTGACTACTCACAGATCGAGCTACGCATCGCTGCGTGGCAGGCCAACGAGCCGACGATGCTCCAGGCATACGCTGACGGACTGGACTTGCACCGCATGACAGCTATGATGGTTCTTGGAGACGATAGCGACGAGGCCCGACAAGTCGGCAAGACACTCAATTTTGGACTGTTGTACGGGGCCGGAGCTGTGACTCTCCAACGAATTGCGCGAACGCAGTACGGTGTGTTCTTTGACAAGCGTCAAGCCACCGAGTATAGAGATGACTTCTTCAGGGCCTACCCTGCTCTAGAAGCGTGGCACCAGACCATGCGCCAGCAGATTGAATCCACAGGTCAGGTGCGCTCTCCCCTCGGACGCATCCGCTACCTACCCAACGCCAAGATCCCCTGGGAGGTCGAGAGCATGCGAGGCAAGAAGATCCACGCCATCCTTGAGGGCACCAACCACCCCGTCCAGTCCTTCGCCAGCGACCTGCTACTCATGAGCCTGGTGAACGTGGCCGATCAGGTCCGGCACCTAGGCGGAGAGATTGTGGCCGAGGTTCACGACGAGATCGATTTCCTGGTACCCCACGAAAATGTCACACAGCTCTGCCAGTATGTAAAGGTAGTGATGGAAGACGTGAGCTGGCTGCAAAGATTCGGGATTAATTTGGAGGTCCCGGTGGTTGCAGAGATTGAGACCGGACCCTATTGGGGAGAAGTATCGTGAGTATCCCAACTGAATGCAGCAACCCCGACTGCCAGAGCAGACTACATTTTATCAGCGACAAGAAGAACACCTGGCTAGAGAAATACTACGCCGACGAGCTATACGAGGAAGAAGAATGAGCTACTCATTTTCAGATCTAAACACAGCGCAGCGATGCATGAAGCTGTTCGACTACCGTGTGCTGCAACGCCTACAACGCAAGGCCCGCGCGACCACACTTCAGCAAGGCACCATGATGCACAAGCTCTTGATGCACGGCTACCTCAACCTCCAGGCCGGAAGGATCTGGTACGAGGGCGAGCCTGAGCTGATGGACGAGATGTACAACGAGGGCGAGGACATGCTCTTCGCTGACGAGTTCGTTGAGTATGAGGAACTGCTCCAACAGAGCGAGCTGCTGGTGATGGGCCACTTTGAGGACAACCCCTTCAAGGGGTGGGACATCCTCCACGTCGAGGAAGAGTTCAGCGTCACCATCGATGGCGAGACGATCACCTTCACCCCCGACCTGGTGGCTCGCGACCTGTTTGGCAAGGTGTGGATCATTGACCACAAGAGCACGAGTGGTGGCCCCGAGGGTGGCATCCCCTTTGCCACGCAGCAGAGCCTCATCTACTTCGCCGGAGTCAAGGCGTTCTACCCCGAGGCGGTTGGCTTCCTGTTCAACTACATCAGGAAGAAGATCCCCACTCAGCCGCGCCTGAACAAGACCAAGAACAAAGAGAGCGGGATGTACCACGTCAACGACCTGAACCGCATCGACACGACCTACGAAATTTTGCAGAATTTTCTGAGCGATGAGGCGCCCGAGCTACTCAAGCATCCGGCGCACCACATCAGGCTCATGGATCTGCAAGAGATTGGCGACCGTTTCTACTGGCAGGACCGCATCCTCGCCAACGATCACGCCTTGGAGGTCATCATCGATGAGACTGCGATGGTCGTCAACCAAGTCATCCACGCAGGCAACTTAGGAGCGTACCCGCGCAACCTGCAAGAGGACCGAGGCTACTTGTCGTGTAGCAAGTGTGCCTTCCAACCCCTATGTGCTGCCGAGTTGCTGGACATGGACACGACCCACATCCTTGAGGACTACGAAGAACGAGAAGAGAAGAACCCATACGAGAGCAAGGAGTCATGATGTACTTCATCATCCCCATCGTCCTAGGGACTGTGTTACTGGTAGCCATTGGCTACACGTTCGCAACCCGCAACAGAGCCAGTACCATCGAGCGGCAGCTTACCAAAGCACAGATCGCAATGGTTGTACGGGACCTCCGCATGATGGAGTTCCGCGCCGCCTACAAGATGGCTAAGGAAGAGCTTGGCAGCGAGCCAACAGTCGATCAGATCTTCCTGACACGAGACACAATGAGGGGAGACAAGTAATGGCAAGACTAGACACAGGCAAGGTGAAGACCCGAGCCGACGCCCCGAGCACGCAGCCCAAGAGCACGCTTGCAGAGCAGGCGATCCGAAAGCCTGGTGTGCCGACGAACCTCAAGGGTGTGCTGTTCGGGCCACCCAAGACAGGCAAGACCACGGCAGCATGTAGCGGGGGTCGCACCCTGCTCATCAACTTCGATCCCGAAGGCTACGCCACCGAGACACTCACAGGTCGTGAGGACATCGACATCATCGAGCCGAGCAACCTGCTGGAGGCCAACCAGGTCATCAAGCAGATCCTCGGCGGTGAAGCAGAAGCCTACGACTTTGTGGTTGTCGACAGCGTGACGTTCATGTTCCAGAAGTTCGACGGCGGTGCTATCGCCAAGGACTTCGTGAGTGGCAAGGACATCAGGCGTGCCTACGGCATGGCCGGTGCCGCATGTCAGCAGGTCATCCATGATCTGTCCATGCTGCCAGCCACAAATGTAATCTTCGTCGCTCACCTACAGAAGGAGTTTGATGACGACAGCGTGAGCCAGGACCAAGACCTCGGTGAGCATGAGGTAAGCCTCGCCGTGACCCCTATGGTGTGGAAGATCCTCGGCCCCTCGGTCGGGTTCATCGGACGCACCTTCAGAAAAACAGCAAAGGATCTCGATAGTGGGAATACCACAGACGGGTTCTATGTTTCCTTTAACGACGGAGCGCGCTCACCAGCGGGCAGCCGTTACAAGATGGAGGCGGAGTATCAGATCACTGACACTCTGCTGACAGACCTGGCAATCGAATTGCTTTAGGAGGTAACTATGCCAGCAACAGTAATCACCCTCACACCCACAGCAGACGAGCTTCCCTCGTCCGGTGGCGGGCTGTACAACGAGATCGAAGTTCCCGGTGACTACGAAGTGCGCCTGGAAGCGGTCGAGGACTACGACAAGGGACCGGACCGCAAGGGCTGGATCTTCATCTACTCATGCGAGACACCTAGCGGTGGCTCCGTCGAGTTCAAGTCGTACCTGTCCTTTAACAAAGCAGCGCGATGGAAGATCATGGACACCTTCGACGCGCACGGTAGCTCCAGCGAAGACGGTGTACAGCGAGAGCTGGACCCCAACGCCTTGATCGGCAGTTCGGTCGGCGCGTTCATCGACTACCCTAGAGACAAGTCCACAGGTGAGCCGACGAGCCAGTATCGTGGGATCGAAAAGATCTTCACGCTCGCTGACGCTCCAGCCGGAACGCCTGAGCCTGTTGATCTGGAAGCGGAGGCGCCTGACACCATTTAAGGGCTTCCCCCGATCAATTCATGAGATCCCTACCTCCATCGGGTAGGGATTTCGTGCGTCTAGGGGGTCCAGTGGCCCAGAGGTATCTAAAACGCCGTAGGGACGATCCTCGCATAACGGGTGTTGCATAACCCCTGGTCAGGGGCACGTAAAAAGCCCCCCGTTTTCATCCGGGAGGCTCTTTGGTAGGGGGCTTCTATTTATCGTGGATCGTTGTCGAATTCCAGCCCGTAGAATGCAATCTCAGCAGCATCGTTGGCATGACCAGCGGTAACGTTGAGCACAATCTTGTCGGTCGGAACCAACAGCACTCCATTGGTCGGGTAGTCGAGCGTACCGAGTTTGTCGGACGCGTCCGCGGCTGCGGGTGATGTACCACCGAGAACACCGGAACCATCAAGCACGTTGCTTGCATGGGTAAGGGTGCCTTCGATGAAGACAATAGCATCTCCAGCTAGTCCGGGTGTCCGGGCTGTGAATACCATGTCGTCACCATCGAACGCAACTGCGTTCACGAGCGGGTGCTTCCCGTCCACGAACATTGCTTCGATGTTGGTCTTGGTACCTGCTTCGTCAGCACCCATGTTGATGCTGTTCGCGACAGTAGGCTCGTCGGTTCCAGCAACAAATGTGTACTCAGTAGCACCAATGGTGAACGTGTCACCAGCGGTAAGCGGCTCCGCAATGGTCAGGGTACCTACAGAAGCGACATCGAGGTTACCCCCAACGTTGCCGTCAGTACCGAACAACCAATGGTCGTTCCCAACCGCATCAGCGACTCGTGTCGCCAAGGTGATTGTGTCCAATGCCGTGTCATCAGTTTGCTCGATAGTGATGATGGGAATCCTCGACGCAGCATCGTTAGACGCTGTGTAGTTCAGGAACCCACCAATCAAACGCCAGTACTTCCCAGTCGGGACAGAGATTTCAATCTCCACCGACAGGTCAGCACTTACGGAGTTCAACATGATCGGCCTTCCGATCTCAACCACAGAAGGGTACTGTGCAAGCGCAGACGAAATGTCCTCGCTTCCACCAGCCCCAACCGACCAGCCGTGCGTACCCAGCTTGCTCGCGAACTCAAGGACAACCTGTCCCTGAAGTGTCGAGCGAACTGATACGTTCTTCCGGTCATAGAGTTTTGTGTTTGGCATGTGTTACCTCCTTTCTAAAGAGATGGGCACATACTAGCAGGCTTAGAGTGTGTCGCCACGCTTCAGGAAGCGTAGTGGGGAGAACGCGCGCCACTTGCGGTACCAAGGAATCAGGTAGCGCACGAAACTCACGTTGGAGTTCACGCCTTCCAGCTCCTTGAGGAACGCACGAAGTTCAAGCTGCTCCTTGTCTGTCAGAATTGCCATGTCGTCACCCCCTTCAAGGGCCACGTTCTTGCGGAACGCTTTGAGGTCCATCGTGTCGATGTCACGCTTGCGGGCTGTCCAGCCTCGGTGATCGATGATGTGGTTGGGGTCCAGGTCGAAATGCTTGAGTAGCACAGCCACAGTCTTGACCATCGCCTCGTACTGAGTGGCGTTGATGTCGCCCTCATCGGGGTGGTAGTTGATCGAGACCGAGAAGAGGTAGCCGTTGCCGGTGATGTTGTTCACGGTGGGATGGCGAGGCACACGGCCAGCGCGCAGGTCAGCCAGCACGTTGCTGTCGCCGGAGCCAGCGTGGTAGACGTAGCCCTGACTCATGAGGTCCACGGTACCGTCGCGACGGATGATGATGTGATAGAGCGCAGCGCCATAGCGGTTGCCCTCTAGGTAGTAGCTGACTGAAGGCTCGCCCTTGATGGCGTCCCAGTGGAGGACGATGCCGTTGGTGGCGTAGCGGGTGCGGCCCTTGTTGGTCTGAGTCTCCCAGCCGGAGTCGGGCCGGACGTTGACTACAGGAGCGAGCTTGTCGTAGAGGCTCAAGAGAGGAACGCAGAGAAGGCAGCGAGTGAGGCTAAGCCTCCAGCCCACCGGACGACCTCGCCGCGAGTAGGACGCGACAGAATCTCACGAGTGATGCGACGCTCAATGTCGTTGGAGTCCTTGATGTGATCCTTCAGATCAGCACGGATCTCCATCACCATCTCGTGGGTAGAGAGTCCGTTATGGGCGCTCATCCTGATCCTTAGACTTCGGACGTGAGCCGAAGTAAAAAGCATTGACGGTGAGCGCAGCGGGGTACAGGTACTCCGAAGGTAGCGAGGGAACGAAGGCCGCGGTGATCGCAGCGCACGTCAGTCCAAGAGCCAAAATTGCGCGAACGCTACCCTGGGGCAGCGCGAGGGGTGTATCAAACTTCATGCGTTCAGACTAACACATCACCCTAGTCCAGGCAACTGCTACTCGGGACTAACCATCTTACCTACGGGGCTGTGTAGGACATCGCTGCGCAGCACACGCCACCGCTCCTGATCGAAGTCAAGGAAGAAGTAGAAGTACTTCTTGGTCGCATGCACGATGACGTACTCGCCACCGAAATGACTGACCATGCCTTTCCTGCCAGCTCCGGGAGACTCCACGCACTCAGCGCTGAAGCCATTCCAGCCTACTAGGAGGTTGCGTGCCCTGGCCTCTTCGTCTGATTCACTCGGTCCATCCTTAAACGGCATTAGCTAGCCTTTCTTCTAGTTGCGCAATACGCTCTTCCATTTTCTTCATCATATCATGCATCTCTTGTGTTGCAACAACCAGCCAGGGCGTAATCAGCCCGTAGTCCATACCCCACATGCCCTCGGGATCGGTGTCTTCCTCGGCAACAGGGATGTTGACAGCGTTAGGAACGATAGTGTGTGCCTCTTGAGCAATGAATCCCATGCCGGTCTCGCCGCCGTCGTGCCACTCCCATTGTCGGAGACGCAGGGCGAGGATGCGACGTAGCGCCTCGGGTTCGTCGTAGTCTCGGATGTTGCCCTTCATGCGCATGTCGGAAGTGGTGCCGTAGAAGGTAGTGCCCGAGGCAAGACTGACGTACCCACACTGAGCGGTTCCCCAACGGAACGACAGCGCACCACCAGAGGTACCGTCTCGACCAATGAGCGTGTTGGTCCCAGAGGTCTTGTGAACCTGGAACGTAGCACCCCAACCGAAGGCCCACCTATCTGTGGTGTTGCTTGACGAGTAGCCGGTAGTGGTGTTGCCAAAGTGGCTGTTGCCCAACCACGCACGGCTGGTACCATCGTGGTCGGCAAACCTCATATCGCCTGAGCCGTCGATGAAGATTCGTTGCTTGATGGCCGAGCCGTTGTGCGTGCGAAGGTAGATGTCCCTGTTCGCAACGTTGTTGTCGATGTACAGCTCTGTGCCCTCGACGTTTCTAAGCTGCGAGTAGGACGAGTCGTAGAGGTCCAACTTCGTCCAGTTGGATGTGTTGGTGAGTCTCATGATCTCATCGTTCGCCATGACCCAGCGCCAGTAGTTGGCTGATTCGTCCGCTTCCAAGTAGGTGTCGTTGGTGATGCTATCAAAGATGATCCTGGTTCCCGAGATGCCCAGGTTGCCGTTGTTCTGGAGCCTCATGCGAACCACGCCGCCAGTCGCCCAGCCGATCTCGTTGGATGCATATCGGTACATGCCTGAGTCCTCATCCACATCAAACGAGTGCGAAGGAAGAGCGGCTGTCCCGTAGGCAGTATGAATAGTACCCTGTGGAATCTTCAGATGCTCCACGTCCGTCATAGCAATGTAGTCACCCCCGTCAATATCAGCCGCACCGAAGATGGTCAGCTCGGGACCGTTGCCACCATCGAAGGGGGCCTTGATGATGAGCGTGCCGATGTCACCGCCGCCGATGTTCGTCACACCAGCCTTGATGTAGCCTGCTGTAGTCAGGTCAACAGCGTGGAACTCCACACCAGGGAAGCCGGTGGTGGGAGCAAGGGACAGGTGGCCTAGCGTGTCACCCACAAAGAGCTTCTGGAACTGGGCTGTGCCTGTGGACGTGTCGAGGTAGTAGCCAGACTCCGCGCCTGTGTCGACAGTAGCCAGGTTGGCCGGGATGGTGCCGTCCCAGTTGGCAGCGTACACGTCGCCAGTGATGACGACATCGGCCCCGAACTGAAGATCACCAAAGAAGGAAGCCGAGCCGTCTCCGAAGATAGCCCAGCCCGCGTCTGTACCGTTAAAGTTCTGGGAGCGAATGACACCCTCGGTGCCACCCGCGATGATAAGCTGCTGCGCAGAGATGATCCCGCCGCGAATGCGGTCGAAGCTAATGCTGTCGCCTTCTCGCAGGCCGTCGCCCACGTCGCCTAGAGGAATGAAGCCCATTAGACGACCTCTTTGAGGATGACTGCTGCTACACCCTCTCCCGGAGTGCTGTTGTTGATTCGGAAGGAGTCAATCACAACGTCAAGGGTGTCGAACACACCAGGGGTGCCGTCCCTGTACCCGTCCTTGAAGTCCAAGACGTTCTCGGTGTCAGCAGCCGCGATGATGTTGTCACGCTTGCGAGCGCCACTGTGAGGGCCGGACTTGTCATCCGACAGGTCGAGCAAGAGCTGGTACACCTTCTGGAGCCGGACCACCTGTGCGTACACATCCACACCTAGGACGACTGGAGCGCTGGTAGGCACCCCGCCTCCGCCGTAGACCATGCGGACACGAATCGAGAGGGTGTGGAATTTCTGTGTAGATGCATCGGTGCTGACAACGGCCTTCTCGCCCTTGCCACCTGTGCTGGTGTAGGTGATGTGCGTGGTGAACGAGCTTGCACCGTCAATAGCGTAGTCGACGTACACGGTCCAGTCGGCGGGCAGCGACTCCACGGACAGCGCGAGGCTAGCCAGGAGTTTCTCGTCGGCCAGGCCGAAGTTGTGCCACGGCGAGACAACAGCGCTGGACTTCATGAACTCGCCCTCGGCGGCACGGAAGATACGACCGGCGTCTCCGGCCGTGTTGGCTCCGGCAAAGAAGACCTCATCACGAAAGACCTGAAGGGACCGCACGACGTTGTAGGTGCTTAGGTCAGCGTCGGGGTAGGCGTGGTTGGCGTAGCCACCACTCACAGCATCCGCGACCCACAGGCTGGGGCTGTCGTCAGCGGTAGAGCGCTTGGCTGTCACGAAGTAGTGCTCGATCAGACGAGCGTTGCCGTTGACTGAGCGACCACCGCCCATGAAGTCAGCGTCCGGGGCCTCGACCTTGCGGACGGTGGGCAGCGAGCCGTACGTACCGCGAGGCTCCACGTATAGAATCTGACCTCGACCGGCGAAGCCATACTGGCCTGCCATGTAGAGGATGCCCGAGTGATGCCAGGCGCCGTGTGCGCCGAAGCCCTCAAGCAGAGCGAACTGTCGACCGAAGCCGGTGCCCGCTGCGCTGGTGGGAGTGATCTCTCTGATCTCGGTGCGCTCGCGGTCACTGGTGACGGAGTACACCTTGCCCTCCATCGGGACAAGGACTGTGCTTACGTTCTTGATGGACACCCTATCGATCTCGACGGGAGTGCCTCCGCTCTTGGCGACCTCGTGGATGGTTCTCTCGGGTGGCGTGGTGTGAACGTCAGCGCCGATGTAAATGTTGTCACCCTGCGCAGCGACGGACATGCCCAGGCCCATGACAGTGTTAGCGAGCTGTGTGGCCGTAGTGCCTGCGGGGTCCATGCTCCAAAGCGTCGGGGTTGGGTCCTCGTACGTCAGCCAGAAGATCTTGTCGCCGTCGTGACAAAGACAGGTCGCGCCGCCTGCGGGGCCAGTGATTGCTTGTGGGCCATCCCATACCTCGGTGCTGGTGTTCCATGTGTAGTAATTGGGGTTGTTTACGTCGAACGCAAAGAGCTTGTCATCGATAGCTACCAGCATCACAAGCAAGTCAAAGTCGCCACCGGCAGAGTCATGCTGCGTCAGCTCAAGGTAGGGTCCGGGGCGTACGGTGCCGGGACGAACAAAGGGGTCGACCGAATCGAGGGTGCGCCAAGCGCTGGAGTTCTGGAGGTTCCAGATCTGTTGACCCTCGCCACCGCTCCAGTCGGAGAGCGACCACAGTAGAGTGTCGGGCTTCATCTGGAAGACCTGGTTGCCTGCGGCGCCCTGAACTACCTGCGCGTTCGGTGGACGCAGCGGCTCGCCTGCAATGGTGTAAGCCTCGCCCTGTGCGTCTTCGGCGGCGTCGTACTTGACACCGTTCAGCTCAAAGTCAAAGCCCTTAACGGACATGCTAGTTCACCCATCGGCGGGCACGAGTCTGGAAGGCAGGCTCATGCAGCATCTTCTGACGCTCCACTGATAGCGTAGCGGCCTCCAGTCGGGCTTCGGTGAAGAAGCGACCCTGGAAGTGACGAACGTCTCGGGAGGTTTGGCCGGGGGGAGTGGTGCGATCTGAGCGAGCGCCTGGATCATGGGTGGCCGGGACGATGGTGGCTCCCATCAGGTTGGCGGTCGCGCCTGCAACCACAAGCTCTTCTTGTCGAGAGAGCAGGTCGGTGGTGGCTTCGATCACCTGGGCGTAGATGTAAATGATCTCGTCGTCGCCGTCGCTGGTGTCTCCGAAGTGGGCTAGGTGAATGCCTCGGCCCTGTCCGTACTCGGTGGCGTCTGTGCCCAAACTGTGCTGGTAACGGAACGGCAGCGCGGCTGCAATCTCACTGTCGCCCAACACGGTGTACACCTTGAGTACGCCATAGGGGTCGAAGATGTCAGTCTCGGAAAGCTCGTAGTACACCTTGGGATCAGCACGCGTGATGGTGCCCGACCCGAAGACGTGAATGCCCCACTTGCCTAGGTCCAGGAGGACAGCCGTCACAGCGTTGTCCAACTGCGACTGAGTGAAGCGAGGGTTCTTGTACAGCACGTCAGCACTAGAGGCAGCGGCGGCGGTAGAGGTACCGGCCCAGCCGTGAGAGACAGTCACGATGTCGGAGCCGTCAGTGGTGACAGAGAGGACCTTCATGAGTTCTCCGGTCGCTGTGTTTTCCATGACATCGCCTACGGCCCAGTTGTCCTCATCAAGGACATCGATGACACCCTCCGCGTCGGTGTAGGTGGCGGTGAGGGTGGTGACGAAGGGAGCTTCCGTGGGGAAGGACCCGTAAAGGTTGTTGTAGATCCGCTGGCGGATGTCTGAGGGTGTAGCCATAGGTGTAGCTTACTCGATCCTAACGGCCATGTCTTGAATACCAGAACCGTGCTTGCGCTTGTTGACAACAGTCGCACGAGCGCCCACGGTCTTGTAAAGCCACTGGTAAATCTGCGCGTCAGTCGCGGGGTAGAGCTTCTCACCGAGGGGTGCGAGGTTCTTGGGCGCACCCGCGGGCAGGTCCGGGATGCCATCGCGGAACGGATGGAAGCCGGGGTAGTCGCGAGCGAGCTGATGGTAGTACTTGAACATGCGAGTCGTCAGGATGGAGATGAACTTGTGACGCTCGTCACGAGTCATAGCCACAGGGGTCTCCTTGGCATCGGCAATCAGAGCCTTCGCTTCTTCCTGGCGCTCGGTCATCTCCACGCCGGGGATCTCCGACAGGGGAACGACGCTAGTGATGGCACCGTCCGGCCCACGCAGTACGTGAGCGAACTCGGGGAAGACACTCATGCCTCCGCCCCAGTCTTCGGTGTCGTCGCGAGCGACTACTTCTTTGTGAACTTGCTTGACGCCCTGATGCTCTTCAGCCAGGGTCGTCGCCGTGATCTCACGGATGCCAGGCTCAAGGACAATGGTGGGATCGTTGCCGCCCGCCTTGATGTCCTTGCCGGGAAGTACGTACTTCTCAGGCGCCTTCCCCGGAGACTTGTCGCCTCCAGGGATGATGAGCTTCTTGTCTGCTCTGGGCAGGCGCTTGTTCATTAGCCCCCCCAGGTTCTTGAGGTTGTCGAACCCTTAGAGAACATATCCATAGCGGAGGCGTTGCCTCCCTTATGCTGGTTCGGAAGGGTGTGCTGAGCGTGGCGCAGGGAACAGAAAGCAACGTTCTCGCCATTCTGTGCGGCCGCAGCGAAGCAGCCCCAAGCAGCGCAGTAGACGGGGATCAAAGTGTCCCAGTCAATCAGGACATGAATGCCCTTGCGCTCGTAGCGATGGAGGCCAATGGCGTCCTCGGGGTCTCCCCCGGCGTTGTTCTGAATCTGCAACTCAAAGGGCAACTGAACTAGACGACCATCTCTGTGGATGGCCTTGACTGTGTACAGGCGCTTCTTCGGGAGGTTGCGGCCAGCGTTCTGAAAGTACAGAACCTTAACCTTGTCCTCATCGATCATGAACTCCTGATCGTTGGAGTAAACCGAGATGTCCACGTCTTTCGGAACGAACGAGGCGAACCCAGAGGGTCCGTACAGCTCAAAGTCCTCGCCGTGGATACCGGCAGGATAGGGAATCTTGGAGGGAAAGAACTCACGCGTCTGCGATGAGCCTTTCTTCCTCAGTACGCCCACACCAGACTTCTTGTCCTTGGGAGCCTTGCGCTTCTCGTTAGCTGCCTTGGTGCTAGCCTCGGCTGCTGCTTGCTGGTCGGTGTCGAGAACTTCCTCGACCTTTTTCTTTGGTGTAGCCATCGGCTGGTCCTTCTGTTGTGGGGTTTGGGAGTACAATGTGAGGCTTGTACTCCAACTTGTTCCGGCTGCCTCACCACCGTCTGATCCTTTTAGGCGATCATACTTCCACTACTGCTACGCAGCGTCGTCGGTTGTTACGTCGACACCAGCGAGGTCCTCGATCTCGAAAACTCCGTACATAGCCGTTGCGACTAAGACGAAACCTCGGATCGGAGGCCAACGCATGGCTTCCACTCTCGCGGCCCATTTCTGAACCATACCAAGAGCGTAGTTTTTGACGAACAACGCGCCAACGAAGTCTGCTCCGGCGTCAACCACGTTGGTTGACTGGAAGATATCAATGCCGAACCAGCTACCGAAGTAACCAGCCATCGACTTGGAGATATCATTGTCAGACTTAGCGCTATAGATCACAGCGACATCAGCTTCTAGTTCTGCACGAAGGTCAGCTACCTGACGGGGGTGCAAGACAGAAACTAGCTCGCCAAGGCCACCCGCGTCTGCGGCTTCCAAGGCGTAAATGCCATCGAGAAGGTTAGCAAGAGTAATGTTGACTCCTGTGGCACCCACGGTCTGGCTAAAGCCAGAGAACAGGGCACAGATGTCGACATCAATCTTGTCACCAAGGGCACGACCGAGTTGCCTCAGTCGGGCGGCGTGAGCGGCTGGAATGTCAGAGACCTCCAACACGTCAGTAATCGTCGCCATGATACCGATTTCCGCGGCGGTTCCAGTTACGGAAGCCGAGGTAAGGGCCGTGTTCGCGACCTCTGTGCCCTCTGTGAGAGCAGCAGCGGTGAACGAATCAGCCTTCGGGATCTTGATCGCCTTTGATGCCTGACCAGCCAGGTCGTAAAAATCTAGCAGGGCAGGAGTAACCACAACTGCCATCAACGCATCCTTTACCTCGTCCGAGATAATAGCTGAGTAGCTGACATCATCGTACGTGGCAAGGGTTGTTGGGTTTGTTGCAAAATCACTAGCCATCTTGAATCCCTCCTTTCCTAATTATTTTCGGTGATCGATCAGAGAAGCTACGTGGACGAAGGGTTATAAGGGTTCGATCCTGGCGTAACGGGTTGTCCGTCGCCCCAGGGGTTGTCTCTTGAGATCTGTACTTTGCCCTGGCGTACGGCTTCTTGTCCGGCAGCGGGGTCCGATTGCATCAGAACTTGCCACTCTGCTCTCGTCATCGACTCAGGGGAAGCGCCGCCAGCGCTTTCTCCCGGTCGTGAACCACCACGAGCCATGTCTGCAAGGTCTGTCGAACCAGCGCCTCCATCTAAGGACTGATCCCCCTCTTCTGTGGAACCTTCATCACCCTCTGTTGAAACCTCAAGCTCTAACTTCGGCAAGTTAAACTGTCCTGCGAACTCATTGACTCCATCTGCTGTGATGTCACCTTCGGGATTCGCGGCGGCGTACAAATCACCATGATTTGCAGCGTAGCCCTCATTCCTAAATGCATCGCGCGCAGCGAAGCCTCTGTTCTCGCCGGTCAGTCTGTCTACATCCGCAGTCAGATCCTTGTTGGCTTTGTTCAGAGTATCAATCTGATCCCTCATCTGAGGAATTGTTTCTTCGCTCATTTGCTTTCTCCTGAGCTAGGCCGCTGTTTCTCCAGGATTTGCGGCATTACGTCGACGTACCTGGGAGGCGTCGAGCTTTCCGTCAGGATAGCACAGATCAAGACGGTTGTCTCAAGTTACGCAAGCTCGCGCTCTGCGGTGTGCCGGTCTGTCCGAAACTTACATGGGGCTTGGCCCTGGCTTGCAAAGTACCCTGCGCCGAAGCAACGGCGCGGTTGATACTTTCCTGGATCTCTGACTGAGCGCGACCCGAGCGTGGGGTCTCTCCGAGAGAGATGCTGATGAGTTCTTCGTGGTCAAGACCGAACTTGCCCATGTCCACTTCGGCACGCAAGCGCAGCAGCAAGTTGGCTGCCTGTTGCATGCCCTGTGTGGCTGTGCCTAGGGTCTGCTGCGTGGCAGCGGCGATTCGGATAGCGTCTTGTGCGGAGAACACTTCGCCTAGTCCGGCACCCACAGCAGCCTCTTGAATCGAGCTGGCCTCGTAGAGGTCGTAGATGGCAGAGCTTGAGCGCCCGCTCACGAAGTCCAGCATGTCCTGGATCTCGGTGATGGGGGCCTGGTCGTTCGCGGCTAGAATCTGGTTGAATGCGTCGAGCGCGGGAGCAAAGTCCTCCATGCGCTTGAATCCTGTCACCGTGGTTTGCACGGTCTTGAGCGAGTGGCCCGCTGAAAGAAGCGCGCCGACCTGCTCGGGAGTGACCGAGCCTTCCTGGCCTGTGGCCTTGAGCGCCTGGTTGACTCCGGTCTCCATCTCAAGGAAGCCGCTAACGGCCTCTGCAATGGACAGGTTGTTGTCGTCCCGGAACTGGCTGATGCTGGGAAAGCGCTCCTTGAAGCCCTGAGTCTTGGAGAGCTGCGTAAGTGTCCACTCGGTGCCCTTGCCTTCTGACTGCGCGGTGTAGAGGATGTCCATCGCCACGCCATCCTTGAGCGCCCATTCGGGCAGTACGCCCTCGTCCAAAGCTAGGGCAGTAACGCGAGCTACTTCACCCTCAAAAGTTCCGGTGCCTGCCATCTCCGAGATGTTGCCAGCGAAGGTGACGCCTGCTCGTTGGGTCAGAGCAGAGAGGCTAGTCTCTTCGTAGTCAGTAGGACGCAGACCGCTGCCGAACAGGGCATCCATCTTATCCGGCTCGGCCTCAAAGACCATAGTGCGGTCGGAGTTGGGCAGGCCATACTCAACGAACCATTTGCCTGAACCCTTGTCGAAGTACCACTTCATCTCTTTGCCTGTGAGGATGGTGAGGCGCGTGGCCTCATCCTGACCGGCACCGCCAACGCCCACTAGATCTTGCTCTTCTTCTGCGGGTACCCCTCTAGCTAGCTCGACGCCGCCTGTGGCCTCGGCCGGGACGGCAGCAGCAAGATCCCCAAAGTTGATGCCACCCTCGTTGCCTCCGAGGATGACTTGCTGAGCCTCTTCGGCTGAGATGCCGTACTTCTCCATGAGGGCTTCCTCACCGATAACGTACTGAGCGATGTCGTCACGAGTCTGGTCATCGGAACGGCTACCCGAGTCGATACGAGCCTTCCATTCCAAAAGACGTTCCTCTTGGTTAAGCAGGCCAGCGTAGTCCTGTGGGAAGTCCCGCTTCAGGATACTCATCATGGCGCGAGTAGTCTTGTACTCGTCGCCTGCAAAGATTTCGTTGATGTTTACAGCCATTAGCCCTTGAAGATTGAGTTCAGCTCACTCATTCTTCCCTCCAAACTATTGATAAATGGCGCCGAACTTGTGAATGATTCCGTGCGCTTGAGTCGTTCCTGGAACTGCTGAGCCGAGGCACCGAACTGTGCCCCACCAATGGCGATCTCCGCAGCCTTGTCAGGAGCGGCGAAGCCAGAAGCCTGCTGAAGATAGGGAGCCATGTGCTGCTCGGCAGACAGGTGCTCCGGTTTGTTGCGGTAGATACTCTTGAATCGCGAGGTCTTCTCGATGGAAGAACGAACGAAGGTAGAGAAGTCAATCTGCTTCTCGCCGCCTGTGGACACAACTGCATCCACATACTTGCGGGCTAGTCCCTTGGCATCGCCGTGCTCTTCTAGGACGAGCGCCTGGTTCATCTTGTTGACCTCATCAGTCAACTGGGCGATGTCGAACTGATTGCGAATCTCCTGAGCGGTGGGCTTCTTCGGGCCACTGGGGCCTCGGGGGCCTCTTGCAGGGGCGAGCTGAATGCCAGCGTTGCCACCGAACCAGTTGCGTGCAAAGTCGATCATCTCGTTGAGGCCGCTGCTGGTCGTCTTGTAGTAGTTGGGGTTCCTGACCGACATCGGAAGGGCGTCGTTGATCTCCAGCATTCTGTTGCGCTCTAGGTCATTCCGAAACCCAGTAATGAACAAGTCTTGGTGGATAGCGTCGAACATCTTTGGTGCCGTTTGGTCATAGAGCTGGCCCATGATCTCGCGAGACTGGCCGTTGGCGTCTCCCCACGAAACCATCTCACCTAGGATGGTCCTGGAAACTACGTCAACCCAGCCGAACTCCTTGGATCTTACATCCTCTTGGAGGCGCTCTCTGGGATCTGTGATCTGCTCCCTCTCAAGATCCTCAATAGTGTGGAATGGATTATGTGGCATCAGTTACTCCCCGAGGGTGTACGCGAGGGCAGGAGGTCCTCGACGTTGTAGTAGGGCGTGTCGCCAATCCATAGCCACGCGAGCATGCGACCATAGTGGTCCGTCTTTCCAAATCTGTCATCTTGCACAAGGTAGATACTATCACCATTCTCAACCGCTTGCAGGATTGCTTCCTTCAGGTCTGCTTCGGCCTTGGCTCCTGCCTCGGCGTCGGGTCCCTTGACCTCTGCGGCGTCGATTCCTAGCAGCCTCACCGAGTTGAGCACCTGGCTTCCGCGGCTGGTCTGCATCAAGATTGTGTCACCGTCAACGATGTGTCGGATGTACGGCTGGATGACTCCACCGGCCACCTGACCGTTCTCGTCCAGCGGGGAGAGAGGCTCGGGCGGGGTCCAGCCCAGGGGGCCGTAGCTGCGCTCGTACTGCTGTTCCCAGATTCCTTCCCAGTCCGTCTTCTGGTCCTTGGAACCCTTCATCACAAACATGAACATCTCAGACATCTTGAGTTGGTCCTGGAGGGGAACAAAGGCTTCGTCATCGTAGCGGTCTCCCATCAAGCCGTCGATGAAGAGGAAGTTCTTGATGTGGTCCTGGAACTCAGGAGAAACCAAGTCGCTCTGGGCGGCTTCGTACATCATGTTCTGGCCGGAGCGGTTGGAGCGATCCAGGATGTAGCGGTCATAGTCAGGACGTGCCACGTCGTACACGAAGTTCTCGCGCTGGACTGCAACCTGCTGAACGGCCTCAAAGAGTTCCTCACCAGTAGTGCCCACGTTTAGCTCGATGCCAAGCGCCTTAGCAATGGCCTGGCTCTTGGGGTCGACCGCTTGGACTTCCCACTCGTTCATGCGCTTGCTCACGGTCTCTTCGTCAAGGCCGGGGAAGGTGCGGCCCCAGGGCTTCCACTTAGTGGGGATCTTGACAGCCGAACGGAGGCGATCAAAGGCAGTCTTGTCGGCCTTGCGTTCACTCACGCCACGGACGGGATCGATGCCCTCCTGCGCGGCGAGCCAAAACTCAAGGTCTTCTTCGACCTGGTTCCAGTTGAACCACACTTCCTGGGCGCTGCGAAGGTCTCGCTCGGTAGCAAACTCTGTATCCACAATCCACTCAAGCTGGCCCTTAACGTCTTCGGGCACAGCGTCCCACAGCATTCCGTTGATCTGGTTGGTCTGCTCCACGTACAGCTCTTTGGCTGCGCTCTTGCGAGCGTTGTCGATGACACCGAGGATGCGGCGAGCACGGACGATGGGCTGGACAGGACGAATGAGGCCCTGCTTCACGAGGGTTTCGTGGAGGGCGAGGTCCTTCTTGGAGCCTCCGGTGCGGTAGGCAAACTGAGTCTTCTCAAGGTTCTGGTTGATGGCCTGCGGGGTCCACTCCCAGGAGCCGACCATGTTGACGGCCAGGCTGGGCTGTTGCACCACAAGGATGTCACGCTGGTAGCCCTCCAGACGGAAGAACTCTTTCCTGACATCGTTAGCGAGAGCGCGACGCTCGTCGTCGGTCATGCGGTCGATGTCGACACCCTTGGACAAGTAGCTGAGTTCCTCAAAGGCGCCTGCGTCTAGCCACACATCCTGAATCTCTGCGAGGCTGGCGTCGAACCTGTTGCTGACGGGAGCCATGTAGCGAGTAACCGACTCGGCAAGGTGAGCGCGCGAAGCGTTCTTGTCAGCCTGCATGGCAAGGGCCTGGATCAACAGGTCTGCCTCTTCGGGAGAGGAAGCATCCAGCAGGAGCGCAAGCTCTTCGGGGTCTGCCAGCAGAGCGGAGACCTCGCGGGTGCGGTCGATCTCGCGACCGATGTCGCCCATCTGAGAAGTGATATTGAAATACGAGTCGCCCCCGAGCATGCCCGAGATGTCGACAGCCATGCCACCGGCCTTCGCTAGGGTACCTCCACCAAGGAGACGAGAGATGTTCCCGCCCTGGGAGAAGGCCGCCGAAGGTACGATCTGCGCGATGTCGTCCTTGAGCTTCTGGTACTCTTCCGGCTGGTCGACCGGATCGTACTTGGAGGTCATGTAGTAGTCGAGCCAAGCCATCGGCAAAATGCCCACGCCGGGGATCATGTAGCTGAAGGGGTTATCTCCTGCGGTGGGCAGGAAGAACAAAGGGCTGAAGTCAGACTCGGTGGCGCCGGGGATGAGGCCACCCTCATGCAGGATGCCTTCGCCCTCGCCGCCGATGAGGCCCTTGTCGATTGTGAAGTCTGTGGCTGACAGGCGGGAGATGAGTGCTGACGAGCGGTTGGGTACCAGAGGGAAGGACAGCAGGCCAGCATCGTTCATGCTGCGTAGGCCCATGAAGTTTGAGTTGTTGATCCAGCCACGGAGGGCGGGCTTGCGCACGACCTCTCGGCCCCAGAAGCCAGCCATGTCAGCCCACGGCTTGCCAAAGGGGAAGACGGCTTTGGCCTGAGAACCCATGCGGCTGGACGAGTCGAAGGCGTACAGAGTATTCTCGATCTCTGAGAGAACGGCCTGCTCAACCAGGTCATCCACATAAGACTCGGGGATGTATCCAGCCTTGAGTGCCATATCCTGAGTAGCTGCGCGTAGTCCAGTACGCTGCGACCCTGCTAGACCCTGCAATCCCAACAGGGATTCAATTTCGCTGTCGCTGACAATCCTCTTGCCCTGCGACTCAAAGAGAGAGCGTAGTCTGGAGCGCTCATGCGTACGCGTGAGTTCCGCGAGGAAACCTCGGCGGTAGTTCACTGGGTCCATGAAGAGCTTGTCGAAGAAGGCTTCTTGCAGTCGTGCCGTGCTGGCCTTCTTACCGAGGTCACGCTTGACACCACGAACAGGTCCCATGTAGTTGTATACGAAGTCAGGCATGTCCTTGGGAAGGCCGCCAGCGTCATCGACGCGCTTGGCTCCATCGACCCATGCGGCACGAACCTCGTCAAACTTGCCACCCTTGCGAGCGGGCTGAAGGATGACATCATCAAACAGTTGGGACCACCCGTTGTAAAACTCGTCGGCCGATTCGATAATCATCGTGCCTGGCTTGCCGTCCTGTAGTCCGACCACAGATCCCTTGCGAAGGCGTTCGCCGTCAGGACTGAGGAACCACTTCTGGAACTCGTCGCGACCACGCAAGAAGGCGCGGAAGCCCGAGTCCTGGATGAAGCCACCGGACCACGCGCGAGCGGCGTCGTTGTATCCAGCCTCGCCGGGGGCGATGTCAGACCAGCCCAAGCCGTGCTGCTCTAGCGACTGGCGCTCAGCCTGCTTGAGTAGCTCGGGCATGTCATTGAGAGAGCGAAGTCGTTCTTGCTTCTTGGGGCTTAGGTAGCCAGCACCCTTTTGCTTGCTGATGCCCTTGCCGTGAACGATAGCCTGAACACGAGACTCGGTGTAGATGGCACGATCACGCATCCAGCGGGTGACGGCCTTGGCTCCCCCGATGTGGAAGATACGCAGGAGTTCGTCAAAGCTGACTGTGGCTGCCGTCGCGACGGTGAAGACCTTATCAATCGTCCACAGACGATGGGCAGCTTGGACAGTTTCACGGAGCGAAGAGACTGAGTTGATGTGCGTGAAACGTGTGTACGCAGCGCCCCCCAGTTCGCGAGCCATGATGAGATCTAGCGGAGAGACAGGAGCCTCAAACGCGAGCTTGGCATTCTGGCTGTGGGCCAAGCGCTGGGCCAGTACCTCGGCGTCGATGCCCATAGCTTCAGCAGCTTCTTGGACAGTTTCAGGAATGGCGCGACCGGCGTCATCGGCAAGTGCTCCGGCTGGTTTCTTGGTTCCCTTGCCCAGCATCTCCCAGGGCACCATGTCATCCACCAGCTCAACGCCCGCCCATGCGGGGTTGGTGGCGATGTAGGTGCGGTTGTAGTCATTCCAAATCTCAGTCATGATGTCTTCTAGTTCATCAGTGGCACCAAGGACGCTAGTCTCGGCGTCGATCTCGGCGTACTTGGCTTTGAGGGCCGAGTCCTCTTCGTTGACGAGGCGACGCAACTGGTCGCGGTTGATCTTGGCCTGACCGACGTTCACGTTCTCGACATCCCGGAGGGCGTCGTCCCACATATCACCAGTCATGTCCTGCATGCGGCGAAGGCGTTGTCCACGCGGAGCCAGCTCGGACAGCTTCTTGGCAGCCAAGCCGGAGCGAGCAGAGTTCTTCTTCTGCCAGGCCATCAGCTTACCTAGGTGCTCGTTCAGCTTGATGCTGTCCTCACCGAAGATGCGGTACAGGGTATCAGTGATCTTCTTGACGGCGTGCGGGCCTGCATACTCAAAGCGCTTGCCGACAAATGCCGGAGTCATGTAGCGCTCCATCCAGCGGCCGGGAGCGTTGGCTCTAGCCAGCTTGCGGATCTTCTCGCCGGACGAACGAGCCACGGCACCATACTGAGAACCTCTTGGGACAGCCCCACGTCCAACGATGGCGCGCTCTAAAATCTCATGAATGGAAGCAGCGAGATCATCGCTCTGTCCAGTCAGTAGGCGGTTGGGAAGCACGGCATCAGGCCGTACGTGCGCAGTAGCTTCGGAGCCTGGCTTCAGCAGGGGCTTGCCCAGCTCTTCGCCTTCTTGCAGCAGCTCGTCTAGGAGCCTCCCGGCTCGGGGTGACTCGACAACAGCCTTGCTCATTTGCTTGGCTGAGTAGCCCTGAATCGCAGCCAGGCCATCGGGAGAAATGATCTCCATGTCCAGCTTAGTAATGAGGTCGTCGCCCATCTCTGAGGCGGCATCCATGATCGAAGAGAAGACACCGTTCTGTGTGTGTCCCGGCATGGTGGCAATTCCGCCCACACCCTCTCCAGCTTGAACCACTCCGACGATTTCGCCGTTAGCAGCTTCGGCCCAGTAGACGCCACCAGTGTCATCCACAGACACAAACTTGATGGAAACCTCGTCGCCGTTCTTCAGTACCCTGGTACCCGCGCTGCCCACCATGTCGACACGCTGCTGCATAAGCTCGGCGGTGCCCTTGAGTTGCGAAACGATCTCGGGGTTGGCGCCGCCCTTGACTTCCATGCTGGCCGCTCGCTGGTAGATGAGCGTGGCCTCGTCACTGACTCCGGGGATGACCTTGGTGCCGGGGGCAACGTCGTCAACAATTCTGACTGTGGCCGGGACGTGGCTGATGCCTCCAGCGTTGGAAGCCATCACGCGCTTTGAGCCGTCCACCAATCGAATGCTGTTGTCGGCTCGGGAGATCTCCATGACGACAGGCTCCTTGAAGCCGTTCTCGATGATGTCATCGGACAAGCCAGTGAGGTCTTCGCCAATGCGAAGGTCGCTTGGGATGAGTTCGTCCAGCATCGAAGTGCGAACCTCGATGGCCTTGTGACCCTTGGTGGTGCGCCAGGGGGCCTTGTTGAGAACTTGCGGGTTCATGTCAACGAGCTGAAGGATCTCTCCCATTGAAACTTCGTCCAGCCAGTCGAGGGCATGATACACAGAAGAGACTCCGCGGCTAGGGCTTTGCAGCATCCTCACAGCGTCATCACCCATCTGGGTAACCATCCTGCTCTTCGCGAGGTTCTTAGCTGAAGCCGCAGTAGCCGAACTGACACCACGAGCGCCAAGACGAGGACCGAAGATCCAGGTGGTAGGGTCGAAGGCAATGCCCCCACCCAAGTCCAGCATAAGTCCAGCCACAGATCCGTCGATACCGAGGGCGCGGGAGGGTGTGTGTCCCGCAGCTTCCGACTGCTCAGCTACCCTCTGCATGGTGTTGATAAGACCACCAATACTGCGGGTCTCTTTCGCCATCGTTTGGTAGTCGTCGTCGGTGAGCATGATGGAGTACATGGTGGCTAGACGCATGGGCACGTTGCGGCCCCACACTCCCAGCCAGTGGAGAACGTCATCCCCAACAGTGAAGTCAGAGTCTTTGAGCTGCTCCAAGCGCTCGTTCTCCTGAGTGGTCAAATCACTCAAGTACTCAAGCTGCTGGTCGGGCGTGACCTGTGCTTTGAGGTCAGCCTGGAAGAAAGAAAAAGCAACGATGGGATCGAGGCCAGCCATCTGAATGTATGTGTCAAACATCTCGGGTTCAGTTTCCTGCATCTCTTCCCAGGCATCGTGGGCATCCTTGTTCCCAAACTCGGCCAGTCTTAGACCGTCAGGACGGCCAGTGGTAGCTTGAATCTGTGCGATGGTATCGGCGCGAGCTTCGGCGGCAGTACCAAAAAGTTTGTCCAGCAAGGGCTTAGTAACGAAGTTGAACGGGGCAGCTACAGGGCCAGCCTGCTCCATAGCCAGACCTCCGAAGTGGAGGGCCTTCTCCATGACGGCACCGACGCCTCCCATCGCGCCCTCAAGGAATCCCATGCCGCGGCCGGGGGTCAAAATCTTGTCTAGTTGCTTGGGAGCGCCACGAACCTCAGAGCGAAGGAAGGCTTCTCTGACTTCCAGCAGCTCGTCAAATTCGTCTACGCTCAGGGCTGTGATGTCCTTGATACCGGCAGCCTCCAGGAACTCCATCTCGGTATCCCAAAATCTCTTGTGGTCGGACTGACTCAGCTCGTCACCGCTGGACAGGTAGAAGCGTTCCTCGGTTGTGCGGATCTGGGTCGGTGCCGCTGCTCCCTCACGCATGGCCGTCAGGAGTCGACGCTCACTGTCCATGTACTCAGCAATCTCGTCTTCGTAATCTACGTCAGCTTTTCCGCGCAGCTCGTTCTGAATTCGCGCGAACATCTCGGGACTGGTCTCTGCGGTGCTCGCGTTGAATCCCCACTCGCTCAAGAAGTCCTGGCGATTCTCCTGAGCCGAAATCTCCTGCTCCCACTGAGCAGCGGCGGCGTCCTGAAGTTGGCGCTCAACGGCTTCGTTGTAGTGAGCGTCCTCTAGCCAGGTTGCGATCTCATCATAGGCGCCGTCACCGAAAGCACGCAGCTCTGTGGGTGACTGTTGCAGCCAGAACTCCATCGGAATCTCTCCGCGGAACTGGTGGTAGGCGTCCTCAAGGCCAGCCACAAACTCGCCCTTCTTGGCGCGAGCCTGCTGGAAATACTTGATGTCGGCGGGGTCCTCGGCCACGTCCGCAGGCTTGAGGTCACGCTGAAAACGACCTCTGCCTCTGCGGGTCGGTCGGGCCTGTGGGTCATTCTCGTAGAAACCGATTAGGCTCTTGGGGTCCTTGGCGGTAGCCAAGTAGGACTCAGAGACGATGGCCTTCTGCCAAGCCTTCTGATCTCTAGATGCGTCCCGCTCACCGAGGAACTCTTCGGCCCACTCTTGGGCTGAATTCTGCTCGGCCATTAGATGCCTTCCTTAGTCATCCTTCGTAGCTCGCTGCGGGCAGCGGCACGAAGCATGGGTGACGAAGCCTCCTGTGCAATGGAGCGAAGACTCTCGGCGCGAGTGCCCATCATGTGGACAGCTTCCTGAGCCGGTCCTCCACCCGGACCTACAGAGAGGCCCTCAGTCGAGGGAAGTTCGTCGCCGCCAACAGCACCACTAAGTAGTGCGCCCAACGGATCTTCTGGAGTGGATACTCCCGGTACAGCTCCGGGGCCTGGCGCTTGCGCCTGAGCTTGCTGGCCGGAGAGGACCTGAGAAAGCCCGGACTCTAGCACAGCTCTGTCGCCTGACTCTGTGCTTCCGGGTTCGATTGCGCGTTGTGTGTCGCGTACTGTCATTATGAAACCTGTCTACTGTCTTGTCCAAGGATACCAGCCAGCGGCGGCATTCCTAATCCTGGGGGGGCCTGATCGGCGTTGCCGGGGATACCACCGCGCGCGAGAGACTCGGCTCCCTGTACGGCCGCTTCCCCTGCGTTCTGTCCGGGGGCAGGCTCGGGCGGAGCCATCAGCGCCTCCACAAGCTCAGCGAGAACGTCATCGATGTCCTTGGTGTCGTCGTCTGCCAAAATCTCTAGGGCCTTGGCGGCCATCGAGGGGTCGCCGTTCTGAGCCATCGCCATGATGCCAGCCATGACACCGTTCTGCATTGCTTCGCGCAGGATCATGACGGCCTCCGAGTCGGGGTCCTCTAGGAAGGGAAGCTGGCGCCGCGCAGTCTCCTGCGAAATCAACCCGTTAGCCAGGTTCATATTGAGTCTGACCTCGATATTTGCGGGGTCGCTCCCGGCGCCAATACCGTAGGTACAGTTGACCGTCCACGAGCCGTCTACATCTTTCTCGGGGTTGTAGGTCTCAGCGTTGCCCTGGTCGCGAGCATCGCCCACGATGGTCTTGTCTCCGGGGCAGAACTTCTCATCCATTGCCAGGAGGTAGCCGGACACCTTGCTGAAGAGGGACTCAAACTGCTTGTGAGCCAAAGCCAGTCGAGCGTCTAGCGCACCCATACTGGCCTTGATTCCTCTAGAAGATACGATGGAGGCACCAGGCTCGCCGGACAACTGCTGGGGGAAGACAGCCTGCTTGGCTGCCTCGTCGCCCAGGCGCGCAACTAGGTCCTTGACATCGAAGTGGGACGCTGGTCCCAGCCTGTCGACGCGGCCCTCAGAAGAGCGCAACTGGATCGTGGCTCCGGGGCCGAAGTCTTCGGGGTTGATAGCATCGAAGGTAGCAATCGCCGGGAAGGCGTGCTCTTCGGTGCTCATGATAGTCATCAGCATGAGGCGGTGCATGGTGCGGAGGATGTGAACCGACTGGTCGAACACCCCGCGGCGCTCGCCGTCGAAGGTCGGGCGGGTGGCTTCCCATACGGGCACGAAGCCCAGGTCCCACTCCTGATCCACGATCATCATCTCGCGAGCCTTACTGCGGCCGTCCTTGCTCACGTCGACAACGGCGTACTTGACGCGATCCTTGGTGTACCAGAACCATTCCTCAATGTCCTCGTCGTGCGACTTGCCAAACTTGTCGGCCCACTGGGGGTACATAGCGACTAGCTCGGCCTTGGAAATCTTGCGGGCAACCAGCATCTCGGTGACGTTGCCCAGGTTGTCCTTCATGACATATGTGTGGCGGGGGTCCCACCGGACGATGTAGGGGTTGCGCTTCGTCGGGTCGGGTTCCTCAAAGTTCACCCACACACCAGCGACGGCGGAACCGGCTCCGGCGTAGTCGCTCCACAGGAGGGCAGCGATCTCGGAGACGTTGGAGTTCTCCCACAGCTCACGGACTCGTCGCTCGCGCTTGCGGGCGTTGCCCTTCTCGCTGCGGCGGTCCTTGGCCTTATTGATAGGGACGCGGACGCTCGGGAGGATAGCCCCGCCGATAGCCGACCAGTGATTGATTCCCATCTCAATCTGGTTTGCCACGGTAGGCGCTTCGGGCGTACGTGAAAGGTCAGGCCACTCGGTGTACCAGTCGCCAGTGGCGACGTTGGTCACGACGTTTACGCGGTCTTTGTGTGCTGAGTGTTTTGCGACGAGCCAATCGCGCCGGTCGCGGAGTTGGCCGAAGTGGTGTACGGCTACTGGTGCGGAGTCGACGCTATGGGGTCCAAGAGATCTAGATGTCATTTGACACTTAGACTAGCGCCTTCCGCGTCGTGTTACAACTCCCGGTACTCCGCGGTTCCTCTTGAGGATATCCTGACTCGGCAGCGCCCTGTGAGACTCGTTGGCCTGTGAGTTCGCGAGCCAGATTGCGATGGCCGCATCCTGGATCTTCGACCACGGGAAGATCATCAAGTCCTCCATGAGGGGGGTGAGCCGTCGCAGGTCATCAGGCCCCGCGTTCGCGAAGGCCATCAGCCCGGACGAGAACAGCATCTCCATCGCGGCGATGCCATACTCTTCGTCCCACTTGCCCTGTCGACCCCGGCCTGACGTGTGCCAGTCGGGTAGGTGCGTGCCATACGCGTCGGCTCGGGCGATGAAGGTCTCGTCACCCTTCAGGGTCTTCACGAAGTTGGACTCAACCACAGTCACGTCGATGCGGTGGTCGCGATACCTCTCCCAGAACTGGTACATGAGGTCGTAGCGGACCCCGGTAGCCCCCAGCCCGCTCCCTACAAAGATGTCGATTACTGTGCGAACACGAGTAGTAGGGTCAATAGCAAGGAGTACAGAAGCAGCACGGCCAGTGGTGGCAGGATCAACACCCAGAACAAGGCGCTCGTTCTCATAAACGACTCCCATTTTGCGGTCAGCCCCCAGCTCCAGCGCTTGATCCATGTGCCTCTGAGTGAAGATCGCTTCGTCTTCCTCAACGTCTTCCTGCTGGTAGACCAGTCGCCAACGGTTAGGATTCTTAACAACAATCGACTCGCGAATGTCTCGCAACCCCATCTGGTAGCCAGTAACTTCGTCCTTGCCTTGGATTTCAGTAGTGAGATCATAGCCGTCTAGCGTCCAGTAGTCGGGCCAGGAGGGCACTTCGTCGTCGGTGTACTCGTTGAGGATGGCTGGGATGGTGACGGCTCGGAAGAGGCGGTTGTCTTTCCAGGCTTTCTTCCAGACGCCATAGAGATCCTGTGGAATGAGCCGCGTTCCGTTGACAATCGTTTGCCCTTTCTGGGCGCGAGAACGCGCTTCACTGTCAAACCAGTTGTCGATACGGTCGCGAGTAAGCTCCGAAGTCTGGTTGTCCTGGACCAGGGCATCATCAAGGATGAGGTAATCAAGTCGCGAGCCATAGATGAGCTTACCAAGCCCAAGCCCTTGCACCGTAGGATCGCGCTCACCTGATCGGCGGTGCTTGACGAAAAACTGGTCTTGGGACCACTCAAGTCCCATGCTGTGGGGCGGCTTGAATCCGTTGAAATCTGCGATGAGGTTTTGTGTGGCGTCTTCATAAAGGTGCTCTTCCGATAGGTAGCGTTGGATGCGAACCACAAGGTCCTGTGCTTTCGATCCGTTCTTGGTCACAATAGCCACGCGAGTATCCGGGTCCTGGGCGATGCGGTACAGCACGTACCACAGAGAGACCAGGGTGGACTTGCCGGACTCTGGATGCCCCAGGATCAGGACGATCTTGGCTAGGGGGTCGACCAGGGCAGCTTCGATACGCCGCTGGTGCGGGGCCAGCTCAAACTCTGAGTACCGTCCCACGAACTCGTTGAACGGCATCTTGGTCAGGTCGGGGTACTCCCACTTGGTCAGCTCTAGGGCGTTGGCCTCTAGTACTGCTGTCTCAAAGTCCGAATCCCTCTTGCGTGTGGTAGCCCACCATTTGTACGTGAGTCCAAGACGCTCCGCAGCCTGCGAGTAGTTGTAGCCGTGCTCCACCAGGCGCACGAACATCTCCTTGTTCCAGTCGGATTGCTCTGTCGATCCCTTCTTACCTGCGTGCGCGGGCAGCCACACATCGGGCAGTCCTGCGGGCGGTGTCCAGAGTTCACTCACTTAATCCTCTTCATGATACGGTTCCTATGGTCTTTGTGGTCGTCTACCTTCAGACAATATACCACACCAGGGACCGCCGTGCGATTAGGTTGGCTCTTGGATACGAACCCGCACGTCGGGCACGAGTAGTCTGAGGTATTAGCGGCTGAGAGAGTCACGAATGGCCCCCATGAAGTATGCCTCATCGATGGTGGCTTCCACCAGGATCTCGACAAGGGCTTTGTCGTGGTCAGCACCAGGGGTGCCGAGGATGTTGATGTCGTAGGCGAAGTTGTCCAACGCGGTCTCGCTAGCATGCTCCGGTGGCAGCTCGCCCAGGCGACCCTCGCGAATCGCGGTAGGGGTCAGCACTCTGACGATCAGGCCGCCAGCCTTCTGGATAGCCAGCGCCTCGTTCGGGAAGCGCACGTCATCGAAGACAATATCCTTGCCCTCCTTGATGTGCTTACGCGCACGCTCCATGCCCTTCTCCATCCAGTAGTCCTCATGCGCGGCGCGACGGTACTCGGTCCCGTACTGCTGCAAGATGAAACGGATCGCGGGGCTAGTGGGCTTCTCCCACAGACCGGGGCAGCACACTCCCATCTCTGCCTCGATCTCCAGACGCAACTCGGCGGCGAAGCTCAGCACTCGGATGTTCTTGTTCATGACGAATAGCTCTGTGGATAGGTGGGTCTTGCCGGACCCAGCCCTTCCGGTGATTCCGATGATTCTCATATCACGCGTCCTTGATTGCTTGCTGTGCTTCCTCAAAGGAGACAGCCTCTTGTGTCTTGTACGTCCACACCAAAACACCCATCGTGACGGCCATGAAGATCTCAGCGCGAGCGCCGGGACTCTTCTGCCAGCCGTCGAGGGCCACCACGAAGTCGGCCTCCAGCACACGCGCGAAGTCGAAGCGCATGTACCTGGCATGACTTAGTGGGCCTAGCCACTCGCTCGTATCCAGCGGGCTACAGACTGCGTAGCCTGACTCCCGCAGGTCGCGAGCGGCTTGGGAGAATGCCACGGCGTTGTGCTCTTCGATGCCGGTCATCGGCCCCGACAGATACACCAGTCCTCGATGCCCGTCGATGGGCATGAACCAGGGTTTGAGGTTATGCCTCATCGATCTCTGCCTGCATGGCCTCGATGTCGGCCACAGTAAGAGCGGAGATCACTAGGTCGCCGTCGACCTCTTTGGTGTCGACACCCGCATAGTCTGAGAGCTTCTCAAAGACGCTCTTCTTGATGGTGATCTTCTTGCCTCTACCAGCGACGACTGCCGCCACTAGGAGTTGGTTCGCGTTGGCGAGCTGCGCCTGGAGCGCGTTCTTCTCACCGATGCTGCCTTCATACATCTGTCTGATGTTGAGGACGGACATGCGCAACTGACCGGCTTCGGCCTGTAGCTCTTCTACTTGAGCCTTGGCTTTCTTCCAGCGCTTGGTCGCCATGTCTGTGTGCTTTGCTTTTGGTGCTGACATTACGTCGTCTCCTTTGGTGTCCATACTAATACCAACGTCCTGGCGGTGGTTTTATTCCCAACAAACGTGTAGCAGCCGAACTTGATGGTCCCGCCTTCGTCCACTTCGTCGTATACATAGGCGTCTGCCTCTACTGCTTCCGTGCCGTCGCTCTCGCGGCCGTAGGCCGCCCGAATCTCCGTAGGCCACTCACCATTCACTGAGCTGACGCCCAGTACTTGGTGGTTCAGCATGCCGCCCTTGAAGAAGATCTGCGCCCTCATCGTGGTAGGGGGCATTTGTAGCCCCACTCTTGCCATTGCTTCTCGCCAGGGACGGCCACGTACCAGGTGTGGTAGTAGTCGTAGGGCATCCACGTAGTCCACTCCGTATTCAGGTCGGCGGGGAACCCGCAATCGCAGATCACAGGAAGAACGTCACGATGGCTGAGAGCCAGAGGCCCACGGTGAGCATCACCAGGAACAGTACGGCTAGGTCGGTTTGTCTTTTGTTCATTCGATTACTCCTGGTTGTTCCGCGGCCTTGAACTTGTGCGTTCCTCCGCGCGTGTCTGTCATGAGCAGTCCAGCATCCGCCAGACGCCCAATGCGTGTGTTGGAAGTGGCGAGCTTCTCGTCAGGCTCGGCAAAGTCGACTCGCTTCTGCCAGCCACCTAGAGCCACCAGGCGAGCCAGCATGTCATTGTCTTCCTTTTGCACCTTGCCCTGCTTGCTTGTACCACGCTCCACGTAGAAGGCGCCAGCAGATGAGGTCATCTGGAAAGTCACCCCAGTAGTGTACTCGCTGTTGCGGTGAGGGCCAGTACCGAACGTGCGCACGGCATCCTTCTGCTTGCCCTGAATCCAAATGTACGAGCTGGCGGCGCTCTTGAGGCCCGACCAGCCGCGAGGGCGGTCGTCATCCCCGAGGGACGTGTGATGCACCAGGATGGTCGCCGTCTTGTACTGGTTGCGAATCTGATCCAGCGCGCCCACAACTAATCCAACCTGGGAGCTGTTCTCATCCACTCCGGGCGTAGCCCGCGCGAACGTATCGATCACCAGGATGCTCGGCCTCATCGCCTCGATGGTGCGCGTCAGCCTCTTCAGGCTATCCGGCCACGTACTGGCGTCGTCAGCCTTCATGCGCCCGTCGTAGAAGACCACCTGATCGGTAGTCACCACGAAGTTCTCGCCCAGGGCGGTGTCCTTGCTCGCATACTTGTGGCGCCACGCGTCGTAGCGTTCGTAGTAGGTACCCTGGCCCTCCAGCAGAACGTACAACACGCTGCGCTTGGTGCCATTAGTAGGGTCATGCATCTGGAACTGGTCATCGAGCCACTCACCCTTGCCGTCCACCCAGGCCCACAACATGCTGCTCAGGAGGGCGGTCTTGCCGAGCTTGTCGCCCGCGAAGAATACGGTCAGGCCATCCTCTTCCACGATGTTGTCGATCAGCCAGTTGGGCTTCGGCCTGAATTGCAGGTCCTCCACCAGGTAGCCAGTGAGATAGCCGTCCTCGGTGTGGTACACAGGCTGGACGTGGTTCTCCTTCGCCCATGCCTCGCGCTCTGCTTCGTCAAAGATCAGCTCGTGCGCCTCGGGCGTCACGTCATGCAGGATAGTGGCCTGCTCTTTATCAAGGTCTAGGGGCATTCGATTCCTTTCTTCTCCCAATACAACCTGTTCTGTGGTGGTGGTATTCCCTTTTCTACGGAATTTTCCTCTTTCTTAGGGAAAAGCTCCGTAGGATCGCTCCGTAGCTTTGTACCGATTCCGTAGGAAAGCCCTGGTCACAGACCTGCCCGGACTACGGAGAATCCACCCCCCCTTATAGGGGGTGGTTCCGTAGGCGTCTCCGTAGGTGTAGGCGTCGTGGGGGGAGTACAGAGTAGAGGTCGGGAATAGATGACGATAGAAGCGTGTTTATCCAGGTCAGAGTAGATATATGGGGGTTTTCTAGAAACCTGTGTGCAGACTCCCACTATTAAGGGGAACGGTAC